GATAAGGAGTAGTCGTCTGTACATAGATTGTTTGATCGTTCTCATCTACATCTGCAAGTAGACCAGATATGTTATATAGATTTGAATTATAAGATTGACGGTTACGTGCCTGTTTAGTAAGGTCGGTATTCCTCGTGAATAACACTTGAGGAGCAGATGAATAACCGCCTCCAGGATTAACAACATCAATAGTTGTAATAGAACCTAAATTGATATTTGCTTTTGCAGTACCACCAGATCCACCACCTCCATTAAGCAAGATCGTAGGTGCAGTTTCATAGAACTCACCGACGTTAGAAACATCGACAGATTTGATAACACCAAATTCATCGACTTCTGCAACACCAGTTGCACCTTGACCCCCGCCACCAGAGACAACTAAATTGATGTCTCCCAACTCATAGTTTGCACCAGGAACTTCTAGTGACAAACCAGTAACAAGACCAACAACGGGACGGAGTTCAGCACCTGATCCACCACCACCTTTTACTTCGGCAGTTGTGGGAGATGAGAAATACTCGTCACCGTTAGACAAAACTTGTATGTATTGAATAGATCCAGCAGGAGCAATGATAGTACCATCAGGTGCAACTTCATCCTGCTCATACAGGATTGCCTTTGCTACTGCACCGTTACCTACACCAGTTGTTTCTAATTCAATTCTAAATGGATCGTACCCTTCACCAGGATCCAAAACTCTTACTGAAGCAATCTGACCATTTGAAACTACTGGTTGTAAGACTGCATCTCTAATTGGGGTACCACAGTTACCGATTTTAAGTTGAGGAGGATCGGAAGAATTATATCCAGTTCCACCATCCACCACATAAACCTCTCTAACCCCAAATATGGAGTTAAAGATAGGTTCAATAATAGCGCCGCTTCCTGGTACTGTTCTTGGCATTTACTTAACGAATATCGAGGGTTCCTAGCATTCCACTATGGATTGTGCACTGGTAATACAATGTACTAGGTGCATCCATAGGAACTGTGAATGATTGCATACCTGTATTTGAACCAGTAATACCTGTGGTATATGCAGATCCACCTGATGCAGTTCTAATTGCTAGTGGATGTGCTCCTCCTGCTTGGTTGTGGAGATCATATGTAAATCCACGATAGAGAACAACAGTAGGACTACTGGTTCCACCTGATGCAGGAAATCCTGGTCCTGATACTGTGTAACTGCTGCTGCCAGCAGCAGTAAATCTGAACAGGATACAAGGAGAGGGTTTATGAATTGTGGCGTTATTATATCCCTTAATAATTGATGCACCTGCAGGAGCATTATTGATCTGAGATTGGAATCCTCCACCAATTTCATTGAAGGTAGTACCATCGTTTGCAACTTCCAACTCACCATTGGAACCAATTTTCATTCTCTTGGTTCCAATTTTGATCTCAGTATCAGTAGGAAGTTCTAAGTTATTAGAAGCATCAAACTTTAGTTTCTTAGTTCCACCAGATCCGAAACGAATTTCTGCAGTATCTGGAACTTCAAGGTTACCACTTCCATCAAATTTGATTGATTTAGCAGCATCACCGCCAAAACGGATGTCAGTACCAGTAGGAAGATCCAAATTACCACTACTGTCCATAGCAATGACTTTCGTAGACCCACTATCACCAAAACGAATAGAACTGTTTGAAGGAAGTTCAAGGATGTCATTACTAAATTTAAGTTCTTTACCTGCAGCGAACTTCAGTGATTGTCCACCCAACTCAATGTTGCCTCCTTCATCCTCAGAAACCATACGGTTGTAGGATGTAATCTTGACAGCACTAGAGACAGATAATTCTTGTGACTGATCAGCACCTGCAGCAGTTGTTGTTATATAGCCACGTGCTCCACCATTCTCAGCAACGAAGGAAGCAAACATAACTGTTGCCTTAGCACCAGTTGCATCTTCAATGTTGAGTTTAGTACCAACTTTCATTAATGAGAATCTAAGTCTAAACTTCTCTTCTTGAGTAGAATCTTCAGAAGCAAGTTTTGATGCAATAGTTCTGGTAGCACCAGTGTCAATACTATTAACAGTATGCTCTTGTCTCTTTCTACGATTTAATTCTTGTGTTACTGTGTCAGTAGAAATACCAGTATCTCCCATCCAAATGGTGGATGTATCAAGGTACAAGTCTCTGAATTTCAGTGAGGGTGAACCTAGATCATAGGTTGCATCCGAGTTTGGTAGAAAATGAGTGTCAATAACAACGTTACCCGATCCGTTGTTAGAAAGATTAGTGATCGAAGAACCACCGCCTCCACCACCTTGTAGATCATCACCTGCTTGCCAACGAGCATTTGCCTCGTTCCACTTCAGAACTTGACCGTTACTGACACCGCTAACATCAATATCGGTAAGATTGGAAACAGAAAGTTGACCTTCAGTGAATACTGAACCATTCCATTTTAGAACCTGATTAGTTGACGGACTTCCGACACTAATTTGCAGATTAGTATTGTCTCCAAGATAGGTGTATAACTCATTAATAACATTGTTGAGTTTAATAGCACCATCTCTTAAGGTATCACCAGTGCCATCGTTTGCCGATACACCAATGTTAAGATTTTGCTTAGCCATAGCGGTGGGGTTTTTCTACAGTTTTATTTATGTGAGGTCGAACTCAAAATTAGTCAAGTCAAATCTAACGTTCGATGTAGTGAAGTCGGGATTGTTATTATCCCTATCAAAAGGAACGGCGGTCATATCGTATCGTCCTATATTACTATCCCATTTTAAAACACCTGATGTATCTGTACCACTGGTTCCACCAGTGACAGTTAAGATACTCAGATTAGATGCTAGAGGTGAGTTTAGTGCCTGTTGAGATTCACCAACAGGACCTATTAGCACTACTCTATATCTATAACCAGTCATATAAGATAGTGCTACCAAAGTGTAAGTATTTGAAGTAGCACCAGTAATATTAGACCAAGCAAACCCACCATCAGTAGAGACCTGCCACTGATAATTTATAATTCCTGCTTGCGGTTGGACTTCTGCCAGAACAGTGAATGTTTGTGATCCACCGTTAGCAATAGTTGCATTGGTCGGTTGACTGTTAATAATAATATTGGGTGGTTCAGTATCATCACCACCACCTGAATCTCCTCCTCCACTAGATGACTCTTGTTGGATACCTTGGTTTGCAGGAACATTAACCTGCTGTTTTGATACTAAACCAAAGATGAATGGAAATTTAGGTTCATAACTCATATCTGCGATCACAGTACCGATCGCATTGTTCGCCATACCTGAGTGATTCAGGCAATAGTAATATAGATTTGCAGGTGCATCTTGGGGTACTGTAATTACAGTTTTAGCACCCGCCTGCCCAGGAGTTCCAAAATATGTTACTCCTGAATTGTATTCTGTACCTAGGTTCCAAGGTCCGTTCAAGGTTGCTGAGATACGAATATTGTGTGAAGCGTTTGAGGGATCTGACTGATCAAATGTATAGGTAGAACCTTTGGTAAAGGTTATGTCAGGATATAAAACGCCATCAAGTCTGTATTTGTTGCCATCACTTTCTGCACTAACAGTGACAACATAAGTCTTATCATCCGAAAGATCGTCGTGAATCGACATAAAGTACGCAAAGGTACCATTCGGAAACTCGGGAGTATGACAATAACGCCCGTTATATGCATCAAGATTTCTTCCAGTTATATCAGCATTGTATTCATAGTCTTGAATAAATGCACCTTTAGGGTATGTTGAATCATATGCAGGTCTATTGACAGCAATCTGATCACGCATCTTATACCCTGTGACCATAATTTTAACCGCTGATGTATTATCAGTCGGGTTATCATATCCATATGGTCCGTAAATAGGATACCCGTCAAAGCAAAAACCGATGATCTTAGAGTGACCATCAGGGTGACGCATATTGTCACTTTGATATTGAGTAGAACCGTAGTAATCATTATAGTTTGACATTACCTGATTTGCTTTCCAGCAGTTCAAGAAATGCGAATCACGATAATGATATTGTCCTGTGGTTTCAGGATAACCTCCACAGTTGTCTTCACCAAAGTCAACAGCAGTGTTTGTTGCTGATCCAACCCAGTTAAAACCCTGTGGTGGAGTGCCATCTGGACCACCTGAGGCATTGTAGATAGCAACACCGTTAGCACTGATACCAACGATCCCTACAGGAAGTGTTCCTGAAGCAACTGTGTCATCTCCACCTCTATATGTAAAATTATGTGAGAAAGTATATGATGTAATTGTATTAGAATTATCACTATTCGGGAAAGTACCAGAAAGCACAGGCGTTGGAAGACCATTACCTGTGATAGTCAGAACATCTGTTACTGCGTTGTACTGTCCGTTTGCTGCCATTAGTCTATTTCAGAAAGGTTATATTCACAAATCATCGCAAAAGTTTGCTTCTTTAATGAATCCAGAAACAATTGCTCCTCAGCGGGACGAGCAGGTGATCCTGGCCACATTCTTATCGAGTAATCTAAATGGGAGTAGAGCATCCGAAGAGCGTCTATTCCCATCTTTAACTCGCAATAGAATCCTTCATCTTCCATTATTTAGTTATCGTCGAAGATTTGGTCTGGTGTGAAGTTGTCAACAGTAGTTGCTCCTATGTTAATTGTAAGAATTGCAGCGTTAGAAAGTGTTGGTGTTGCTCCAGCAGCGGTGAGTCCACATCTGAATTCATCTCCACCATCTGCCTGTGTAGTAGCAGGAGAAGTGAATGTAGGAGATGTAGCACCATTGACGTTATTCCAGTCACTCTCACCGTAGTTCTTCTTCTGCCACTGATAGGTTATTGATCCACCAGCAGGATTAGTAGACGCGATCACGGTGAAGGATGCCACCTGACCTTGGTTAACGGTTGTGTTAACTGGTTGTGATTCAATGACGATTGCTTGCTCACCCTGTGCCTGATCTTGACCTGGAGGAACGTAGTTTGGATCATAGATGTCGATACCACCGTTGACTCCAACACCTGAAGGTGCGAAGAAGTTATCAGGAACAGTGGTGTTCACATTGATTGTTGGTTGTGCATAACCTTGACCTGCGTTCTTCACGTCAACACGTGCAAGACCAACAAGTGCCTTGATGCGTGCACCAAAACCTGAGGATGAAATCACATCCACGTTAGGACGTGAATCGTAACCATCACCAGAGTTTGTAAGGATTGCTTCTGTAACACGTCCTTTCTCGATGATTGCAAGAGCGTCTCCATTACGTCCCTTAACAGCACCCGAATATTCGAATGTGATTAGTGAGTTAGAAGATTCAATTAGAGCAACCTCTCTAGTCTCGTCCTCACCTTCGATCTGTAGGATGTCACCTGATTCGATTGGAGGAACAACGGTTGCCGCGATAACGTCAACGTCAGAACCAATGTAAGAGAAGGCGACGAAGGTTGAACCTGCACGAGGAACTTCAGAGAAGATGATTCTAGAACCAACGATCTCGAAACCAATTCCAGGTTCCTGAATAACACCGTTCAACTGACAGATGATATTGTTTTCAGGGAGGATAGTGTTGGACTGTACACCATCAGTTAGTGTAAGTGAGTAGAACACACCACCAAGTTTCAAGTTGAAGGAGTTCCTCAAGGAGTCAAAGTCGAATGAGATGTCATCCAACTGTCTCAACTTACCGACGTACACACCGTGGAATGTAGATCCAACAGCAGGTGCTTCAGTGAATTGGATGTTGTCAGAGAATGCTGTGTAAGCGTTGTTACCACCAGGAGGTTGGAGGATACCATTCACGAAGATCATCATATGACCTGCTGGATCTGGGAAGTATGCAGTACCGTTTTCTTGTGTTAACTTGAAGTTCTGCTGAACACCATCAAATCCTCTGAAGAATCTCTTCACACGCCCGCGTAGGGTCTTAGCGACTGAACACGCTGCTCTGAATCCTGCATCACCAATGATCTGAGCATTCTTGAGGAATGTACCAGAAGTATCACCAAGGTGAATAATCAAGCGAAGACCGATTTGTTGGATCTTCTCAATCTTACCGTAGGCAGATGTTGTGGTGATATTGACCTGTGTAATACCAGATGTATAAACAGATGGGAAGTTAGATCCAGGTGGAATCTTAGCAAGTTGATATGCTGAGTCGTTTGCGATAGATGAAAGGTTATCACCGATACTTACGAAACGTCCAGTCTCATTTGCTAGGAAGATTGTATTGTTATCAAGGTCGTGTTCAGTAACAACGAATGTGTGACCAACAGACTGACCTGAGTTTTGGAGTTGTAGAACATCACCAACTTGGAATGTATCAGTAACACCAGTGTCAGTAATCAATCCTGCGTACACGAAGGAAGTAATTTCAGTGGAGTGGATGTATTCACCAAATCCAGGAAGGAGTGTGAATGCTTCAACTTCGATAATCTGATCGGTAACAGAACCGTAGATAACATCGTTAGGAGCAAATTCTCCAACAACAGTTTCAATGTCGTAGGTAATTCTACCTGATTGGTTATCGACTAGAGAACCATCATTGTTTCTAACGATAAGGGCGTTTGCTTTACCTGTATCTTCCTTAGAATAAAGGATGTCAGTAGCAATAAACTCACCTTGCTTGAAGTTGACCAGTGCTCTATCGTGAATTCCTGCATTCACAGTTGCAGTTGCACCTGTTGTGATTCCTTCGATATTGTCAGAAGCGATGAAATCACCACCTGTCATCTCTACCTTGATGTAAGTTGAGTTGTCAGTTGCGATAATTTTACCAGTGTTTGCTGAAGCACCAGTCTTAACAATCATCTCTCCGTTAGTGAATGGAGTTCCACTACTTGTAACGGTGATAGGAAGGTACTTAACCTTGTAGTTAACAGCAGCGAGGTTATCTTGAATTCTGATAACTTCAGCATATGCACCTGATGATGTTCCGTAGAATATATCAGCAGGTTCAATACCACCAGATGTAGGTGTAGGAATAATACGATCGCCATATGTGGTTGGAATCCTATTGATACCAGTCTCTCTCGCGATTGCAAGTGTATGAATTTCTCCTGGAAGTCCAGGTGTTAGAGATGTAAGTTTGTCTCCATCAATGTATTCTGCCAAGTAGATTTTGGAAGAAGTAGTGTCTGGGTGGATGTAGTACGACTCCCTGTCAAGTTCCACAATATTTGTACCCAAGACAGTGTAATTAACTCGGTCATATGCTTCGAATGGATGATTGTTTTTAGAGATAGAACCGTCAGAGTTTACATCAACACCAACGTCAATTGTTTGTTTGAGGTAAACAGTTGGCAACTTCGATTCTGCAAGAGCAGTATATACCAAATGCCACAACTGCTGAATCTTATGTACAGCAGTCATCGTAGGACGCATCTCTCTATCTTTGTAGAGAGGTTCGAAGTTGTAAGTTCCAGGTTCGGGAGCAGTACCAGAAAGGATATGTGTGATCATATCTGTGGTTGCTGTCGCGTGGAAGATTAGATAGGTTCTAAAGATATTAGGGAATGCGACGAAATTACCCTCGGCATCAAACCAAGTATTAATTAGTTCGATTGTTTTAGCGTTACTATCAGTCAACAAGTCATAAATGTACGCTTTTCTGATTATATCGCCAAATGTTTGATCACCAGTGTATCCAGAATACTGGTTCACTGTCTTATAATATGCTTCTCTATTAATATAGAGATCATTGATTGAAAGTATGCGTGATGCCTGACGATACATTTCAGGAGCAGATCCTAATGTATCCTCAAGAAGATCAAACAGAATGTTGGAAGCAGATGTTACGTTGTAGCAAACACCACCACCAAACAGTAGAGTGTTGTTTAATACAGGTGCGTTTCTACTAATGCCTTGGTTAGTGAAGTAACTACCATTTCCAGCAGCAGCATCTTTAACAATACCAATAACGATGTCGAATAGAGAACTGATAGTTGAGGATTCAACATTACAAGCACCAGATCCTGCCTGATCATATGTGATAGTGAGATCACGAACAGCGGCACGTTCACCTGTCAGTGGCCACTCGCCTGGTAGCGTACGTGAGATGCCATCTATGTAATTTTGTGGGTTACTTGTACCACTGTTGAACAGATCTACAGTGATTCCCATCAATGTTGTGATAGCAGATGCTTGAGTAGCACATCTTGTTGCTCCACCACCACCTGTGATCCAACTGATTGAATTAGTTGTAGAACTAACGAACGTGTGGTTATAGTTACCACCACCCTGTACAGCATTAGATACAGCGGATACGAATGTATGAGGATACTGTTCACTAGAAGGTGAAGGGTTAACATTAACCTTGATTCGACCATTCTTAAACTTGATTCCGTTTGCAACTGCACTGGTAAATGTGTGAGTGTAGTTACCACCAGCAGAGATTGCGTTAGGTGTAGCACTTACAAATGTATGAGAAGTTGTGTTGGTTGAAGGAGTTCTGCCAGAAGCAAGAACGTTGACTGTGACTGTAGTTGCAGTTGCAGCAGTAACTTCAAGAGGAACATCGTATGCTCTATCCTTCTTCCAAGTAACACCACCAGATGTTGCTGAAACAAAGGTGTGTGCAGTAACGTTAGTTGAAGGAATACCATCAGAAAGGAGAACCTGAACTTTAAAGGTATTGGCAGTTACGTTAGAGATTTCCAACCAAGATCCTGATGCAGGGTCACTGCTTCTTGGATATGCGTGGTTAGATCCATCACCATCTTGAGCACAAGTAAATGTAACTCCATTATCAGCAATCTTAATTTGATCACCATTAGAGAACCCGTGCTGAGGAATAGTCAGCGTCATAATACCAGATGTGCCATTGTAAGCAGCATCAGTAACTGTATGAGTTGTAGTTGTAGTTCTAGGATACGAATGGTTGGTTGCGTTATCGTCTTCCTCACAAGTAAATGTAAGTGAATTGGGTTGAATCTTAAGATGTGAACCAGTAACAAGACCGTGACCATTACCAAGGGTCAAGATCATCAATCCTGTAACGGGATTGTATGCAACGTTTGAAGGCGTGAAGTTAACTGTGCCTGTAGTACCAACGTTTACAGTAAATGTATTTGTAGCAACGTTTCCAATAGGAAGGTACTTGTTAGCAGCAGGATCAGATACACGAGGATATGAATGAACAGTATAGTTGTTGTCCATATCACAAGTGAAGTTCAGGGAGTTGCTAACAATCTGAACGTTGTCCCCGTTGGCGAACCCGTGGTTAGGAACCGTAAGAGTTAGAACACCAGTTGCAGGAACATATGCTGCATTAGTTGCAGTAAATTCAGAATCACCAATCTCAAGAACAGTTAGAGATTTACCTGATGCATAGTCAGTGGCACGAGGATATGAATGGTTAGTAGCATTACCATCCTTAGTACAAGTAAATGTAACTGCATTGTCAGGTAACTTGACGTGTCTACCAACATCCAAGGTGTTGGAACCGATGTCAAGGAACATATCACCAGTTGTTTCATTGTATATTGCGTTCGTTACATCGTAGTTAACGTTACTAGTTGTACCAACATTGACTGTAAATGTAGAAGAATTAGAAGATGTGACTGGAAGAAGAGCACCGTTTGAAGGATCAAGAGGTCTTGGATAAGTATGCTCTGATTGATTACTGTCAAAGTCACAAGTAAACTTCAATGCATAAGTTGCAATCTGAACAGCGTCACCTGTCACCAGACCGTGACCAGTCTTAGTTAAGACCAAATCACCTGTTGCTGCATTATAAGTTGCGTTTGTAGGAGTTAACTGACCAGTTGTTGAACTGCTAGAGTCAATAGTAATACCATTATCATATTGAGGATAACCTTCAGTGTAACCATTAACATTAACTAACTGCTGTCTCATCACCTCAATAGCGATGTCACGTGCCTGTTCGAAGATGTACTTAACTTCAGTAGCCTGTGAATTGATGTGCTGGATAGCGTTTGCATCAGTGATATAGAACTCAGTTGCATACCAGACCTTATTATTACCACCGTGCTTGAGGTTCCACGCCATTGCTTCAAGGATGTCAATAACATCATCGATACAAGACTGGTAACCATAACCACCAAATGTAAGGTTAGGGTATTGAGCATATCCACGTCCTACAGCAGTAGAAGCGATGAATCTCATATTATTGAGGATCTCATTACCTGCGTCGTAGTCCTTATTAGTAGTAGCGT